ATTGGCAGCTTGCCCGACTGGTAGATGTCTACCATTGCTCGTTTTGTCATGTCCGCAGCGGACGCCTGGATGAGACGGTTCAGCGCTTTATACGTATAAGCCCGCTTGAGACGAGTGGTCGCCCCGTACTCGTCAATAGCCTGTTTGTAAGGCAGCGCTTTGTTCATGGCAAACGTGTCGGGTTCCCACAGGTCGAAACGACACTTGCGCCCAAGCAGCGAACGTAGTGAGCCGCCAGACGCTTTATCGTTCAGTCGATTAGTCACACCGTTCATTAGACCCTTCACAAAGGGTACGCGTTCATTGTACTGGTCCCGCAGGCTTTTTGCCTCTTCGACAGAGACATCCAGCTCCTCGGAAAGCTTGTTGACCCCCATGCCGTACATCATGCCAAGGTTAATCGTTTTGGCCTGCTTCCTCGGGATGTTAGCCATCTCCGCCACCATCGTATGGAAGTCGGTGCTCGGGTCCTCGTTGTACGCCTGCACAAACTCCTTCGCACCATCTAGCGGGATGCCTCGCATCGTGCCGTACACCTGCGCGTAGTGCACCAAGATCCGCGGTTCTTGTTGCGAGAAGTCAATCGCTGCCCACTGCTCACCCTCTTCAGGCAGGAAGAGGGAGCGAATCATCGGACCTAGCTCCGGGTCGCGAGCCGGGATCTGCTGGAGGTTAGGATTGGACATTGAAATACGTCCGGAGACCGTACCCCCATCATCCGAGCGGATTTGGTTGATATGACTGTGGATTCTGCCGTCCGAGCGGCAGTGCTTCATGATCGTGTTGATGAAGGTGCCGGAAGTTTTGTTCAGGTTCCGCGCCTGGGTGACAAGTTGCGCGAGCGGATGAGTGTTCTCTTGCAGAAAAAGCTTCGTGAACGACGGTGCGCCCTTCTCGGTTTTCGGGTAAGGGACACCAACTTTGTCGAACGCGTGGGCAAGCGATTGTGCCGCCCAAATCTCCACGTGCGTACCGCAGGTGCGTTTGATTTCCTTCATGACCTCCTTCTCACGTTTGAGGAGGCTGTCTCGAGTTCGCTCGACCTTCTCGGTATCCACACGGACTCCGCGCATCGTCATGTCGACCAGACAGGGGAGCAAATCAAGCTCGAGGTTAGCGATAGGCCACAAGTCCTCCTTACCTAGCTGGACGGAGAAATAGTTCCACAGCTCTAAGGCTAGCTCGGCATCACCCTCGGCGTACGGACCGACGTACATCGCGGGCATCTTCCACATCTCGGCCTTGGGGTCGACACCAAACTCTCGAGCGGCCTCAACGAGACCCTTCTCACTCTTAACCTTTCCAAGTAGGTCGTAAGAAATAGCGTTGAGGCTGTAGCTGTAGCGGTTTTCATCCAGCAGCGAGGCGATGACCATGGTGTCGACAATTCTGCCGTTGACATCGAAGCCCATTTGTTTTAGCCACCCGAGGTCGTACTGGGCGTTGTGCATAATTTTGTCGGCAGGGCACTCGAAAACCTTTTTGAGCCACCTGTTGACGATCTTCTCGTCAAGGTTGCCGCCGCCGAAATGTCTGATGGGTATGTATCCCGACCAGTCGTCCACGGCGATAGCGTACCCGACCACTTCACCGTCGCCCGTGGGCCAGCCGGGTCCGTTAGTTTTGAGGTTCGGGTCCCGCGTTTCGACGTCGATGGCTATTTTCTTAGCGGACGTGATGTCCGGTAATTCGAGGGGAGGCACCCACTCGTTTTTCGGTGCCAACATACTCATCTGAAGTGCCATCGTTTTTCCTTTAATGGACTGTCTGATCGGAGGGTCCGTACACGCACCACTCGCCGAGTTCGGCATCCCAAATCACTGCGCAATCGCCGTCATCGATCGAAAAGCCGTATTGCTCTTCGAGGTCGTTCAGCATCATGAGGTATTCATGGAGTGTGATTGTCATAGGTCGTAACTTCGAGAAACGTCTTCGGCGTCAACAATGTACAGGTTTTGCTTAGCTCGCGTCACCCCGACATAAAACACGCGGTGCGTATCGTCCGGGTTTTGTTGAAACTGGATATCTGCGGCAGTGCTAAGGTCCGTCAACAACACAACGTTATCCGCTTCCCCGCCCTTTGACCCGTGAATCGTGGACGCCGTAATGCGAGGCCTACCGTTAAACTTTTCGCCGCGTCGCAGTAGCGCCGTCACGTAGGCTCTGTCCGTTATGGGCAACTTGTCCATCGCCTCGGACCAAATCATGTCGCTCGTTGCCAGCAGGCCGTGATGCTCGATAAGTTCGTCAAGCGTGACGAGGTCGTCGTCGTCCAAAGCGCTCAACTTCTTGTAACCACGTACCAGTCTCGCTCCCGTGGACATGTAGCCGTAAATGATGCGGGCTACCGTACCAGACACCTGTCGCCCGCGTCTCAACTGCTCCCAGCCGTTGACGGCCTCGCTAATCTTTTCGGAAATGGACCGTCTTCCGCGATAACTGAACAGGTAACCGTTTGACTTGAGGTCATTGGTGATAGGAAGTAACTGATACGCGGCCTGCGAAAGAATTAACCATTCACCCGTCGCCATATCAAGGCTGTTGACGTCCGCGACACGCATAACGTTGCCTGCTTCGTCTCGAGGCTCGTAACGCTTTGGGAATCTCCGATCGATACGGTTTACGATGCTTTCTGCCACCTCATGTATTCGCCACGGGACGCGGTACGATTTCGATAGCGTTTCACTGCCACCGGGCAGGTTGATAAAGTGGTCAACATCGGCACCCGCCCATCGGTAAATGGCTTGGTCGTCGTCGCCCGCGCAGTACATTTTATTCGACCGTCGATCGAGAAGATGGGCGATATCCCACTGAAGCGGCGAGAGGTCTTGAGCTTCGTCCAAAAAGCACAGCTCAAACTTCGGGCAAAACCGGGCGTCATTACTGGCGAAGTGTTCGAGCATATCGGTGAAGTCGAACAAGCCCTGAGATTCTTTGTACTCACGCAGGCACTGGTCGACGTAGTTGACCGTGAGCCAGTTGAAGTTTATGTCACTTAGGTCGTATTGCTGGCGGAGAGGAACCTTGCGCAGCCGAGCCAAGTTGATCAAACCCAGGATCGGGTCGTTGCTTTCCACAATCGTGGATATGTCGTCCTCGAGCGACACCTTCTTTTGGCTGCCTAGCTCTATGCCGATGGTGGTGCTGAACTCGCGATAGTTCTCATCCTGCATCACCTGCTCGGCACGGATGTCCGTCATGGTGAGGGCCAGACTGTGCAGCGTCCTAAAAAATACCAGGTCTTTTGCCGGGTCCAAGTTAAACCGCTTTGCCGCACGTTCCTTAGCTTCGTTTGCCGCTTTGCGTGTGAACGCCAGGAAAGCGATGCGAGTCGGTTCGACCCCATCCTCTAGCGCTTTGTCCACCATGTTCAGCAACGTCGTTGTTTTGCCTGTCCCAGGCGGGCCGAATATCCGAAACATGTCAGTCCTCTTCTGGTGGTGATAGAAACTCAGGACGAGACCCTTTCGACGTTTCTATCTCTTTTCTATCCGACAGGTGCTTCTGGTAAATTTGAAACACCCGTTGCTTAGAAATGCCGAAGAACCGCGCAACCGCTGTGAGGGTCATGCGGTGGTCGTCAATCATCTGGATAATTTTTTCATCGCGCTCGTTCAAAACGGAGACTCCTGTCGGCTCCCAAACGCAGGCGCTTTTAAGCTCACGTCGGCACTCTCGAACGATGGAATTTTCCAAACACGTACAGCGCGGCCTTTGATCTTCAGCACGACGCTGTCACCGTTGATGTCCCGTAAGCGCTGCGCAATCTTGTGAGATTTATATTCGAAAAACTTGTTTTTCTTGAGGTAAGCTTCAAAGTCCTTTAGCCGGAAAAAAGTAGCGCCGCTTTCCTCGTCGGTCCACGGGCGGCGGAGTAAAATTTCTTCTTTGTCCTGCGCCTGCTGTAGGTGAGTGCAGAACTCTTCGAGGTAATCGTAGAACTGCCCGCTAATACTAGCGTCCTGCGCCACCTCCATAATCGCGCTTTCGTTCTCGCGCATCTCCGACATCAAGGTGCCGATGCGGCTCTCCCACTGCGCCTTAGCCACGGACCGCGGCATGAAGTTCAACTGCTCCATGCAGGACTTCTGGAACATCGGCTGACTCATGAGAGCATCGGTATCAAGCTCGAGCGGCTCACCGTTGACGTCCATGAACCAGACCGGGGGCGTAGAGTTGTACTTACGCAGGTTGGCGATGGTAGCGCCTGCCACGGCCGCGCCGATGCCGTACTTTCTCGTGCGACAAAGCTCCTTATTGCAATGCGCGTTGATCGGCGCGTCGCTGCACTTGTACGCGTAATCTTTGCGCTCCAACTGCTTGGCGACAATGTTGACTTCGGGAAGCGGTAGCGGTGGCGACAGGTACTCCATGTTGTAGGTCAGGATTTCTGACTCCCAGCTATCGGGAAACGCTTTTCGTAGGTATACCCCGAGATTGAACAGGCCATTGTTTCGCCCGCCCTCGCTGATCTTCTGTTTGCATAACAGTTGCAGGCAGGGCGGACCGTCCTTCATCAAATCCGTCCCGCCGCCGTCGACAATCTGAAGCTTGATGACTTCTTCAGGCGTCTGAGCGTATTGCTCGTACAAAGCAATGAACTCGTTAAGGTCGGCGGAAGTACCGTCGTCCAAAAACGCGTAGCGCAAACCGTTCTCGTGGTCGTAGTACGGAAGGTTGAGAAAGTTTCCAACGTCGCCACGGTCGAGATGCAGCTTCACCTGCTTAGGGAAAATCTCGCTCTCGCCATAGCCAAGGGCCGCGGACATGTGTTGTAAAGCCTTCTGCATGTCCTTCGCTTCGACCCAGTCTTTGGAAAACAAAAAGCAGTGTGCGCCGCCCGATTTACTGCGGCATACCACAAGCGGCAGCTTCAGCTTGCGGATGTGTTCTATTAAGAGTTTGTGATCAAGCGGGTACTGGTCGATGTCGATGCAGCCCCACTTACAAAGGTTGTCCTCGTTGATTGGAATAATGCCCAGCCCGTTACCCTTGCCGGACAGGTGGTTCTCCCAAAGCTTCCTGGTCCGCGGCTCACGGGTCACGCCCGCCTTACCTTGAGCTTTCCCGTTCGCCGCCGTTTTTTCTATGCGGAAGAAACCATAGGCTTCTTTCAGGCCATCAAAAATGGCCATAAATTTTTCTGCTGACATGTCACCTCCGGACGGAAAAAGCAAAGGGGCCTAAGGCCCCTTTGCCGCTACAACTAGAAAGGTATGTCGTCGCTAAACGCATTCCCTTCGTCGTCCGTGTGTTTCACGACCACCTCACCTTGTGAGATGGATTCAGCAAAACTCTTTGCCCGCTGGTACAGGGTCATGTCTGCAATCGGAGCGTCCACTGACATCTCCCAGCCGTGCCAACTCCCCTTGGAGTTTTCCTCCTGCACGGTCTTAAGGTGATAAACGTGGGAGAAACGCGGCGGCGTGAACGGCCCATTTTTCCCCATCATGCTGCGGCTAGCCATGATGCTGTTCCACTTACGCGACTTCTTGAGCTGCGTACTCTTCATGGCAATGATAGCCGTCTCGGCAGAGCCATCTTCGTTGAGGAGCAGAACGAAGTGCTGGTGCGTCTCCTCGATGTAATCGCCCTCACCGCCGACAACATAATCTTTGTTGTCGTCAGTAGAGCGCTCCGTCTTAGGACGTTGCTCGCCCGGTTCGTAAATCGCGATCGGCGCACCGCTGCCGCTGCCCCGAGGTGCCCACTGGATGAACC